TACCGGGCGGACACAAATAGTATCAATCCAGTATCAAGAGCCTTATGGACGGGCAAAAAAGCCTGTATTCATGCGGGTTTGCGCCGTTTCGAGCGTCATTCCCACTCGATTGACGGGGGCTGTTTCGCCTTATTTTTCGCGGTATTTCGGTCTATCTACCTGTCCTGCGTTGCGGTGTTTCTCCGTAGTCTCCACCGCTTTCAGGTGGCGTAATGCCAAAATAATTCCACGCGCAGATTATACCACGGTCAGGTAGGACAGCGCAACCCAGGACGTGATTTCCTTGAGAAGCGCCTCCTGGACGCCCTTGTGGGTGGCGATCTGCTTCACGGTGTACCGGCGGTTCTTGCCGCTCACGTAGTCCGGGACCTTGGCCCCTCTGGAGGTGGCGAGGCCGCCGTAGACGGCTCCGGCCTGGATGGTGACGGTGCTGCCCACCGTCACGGCTTTGGACGCCGTAGAGCTGCTGGTGCCGGTCTTGGTGGCGTAGTCCAGAGAAATCCACCCGGCTCCGCTCTTGAGCTTGCCCCACTTGGAAGCGCCGGAACCGTCGGCCTCTGCAACGATGGTATAGACGCCGGGCTTGATAGTACCCTTGGTGCCGTAGTTGGTGCCAGGGCCAGAACGGATATTGAGGTTCGTCGCGGTCACTTTCACCGTGTAGTTTACGGCGGTCTGAGAGCCGCCGGAAGTACCGGCGCTGGGGGTGGTGGCGGAGCTGGAGCCGCCGCTCAGCCGCTTGGTAACTTCGGCGGCAATCTCCCCGTGCAGGTTGTAGAGGTAATTGCCGGGGCAGCTCTTATTTGCGAACCAGCGATGAACGGTCATCACCATCTCACCGGCCTTGGGGGTATAGGCGAGCGTCTTTGCCTTGTCCCCGAACCAGAGCAGCTTCTTGGCCCCGTTCCGGCGGCAGATGTCCGTAACAAGGTTGAGAAGGGCTGCGTAGGCTTTGTCCGTGACGGCATAAGGCTCTTTGTTGTCGCTGGCCGTCTCGATGGTGACGGCGCGGTGGTCGTTGGAGGCGCTGGAGGTACACCAGGAGCGGTCCCCCTCATCGACGCATAGGCCGATGCTGCCATCGTAGCCAACAACGTAGTTGCAGGACGCCTCCTTGCTGGTGGGCTGGAAGACCTCACAACCACGCTTTGCCGTTACCTGGCCGACGAAACAATGGATGCTGATGGTGTCGATTCTGTGATTGCGGGGGCTGTTCTTGTTCGGGCTGATTAGGGTGTAGGTAGCGAGGCTGCTGTTACTCATGGTCGCTGTCCTCCTTGCTCTCGGTGACTTCGGTGGTGGCCTCAATGGCGATGCCCTCCAGGGGGATGAGGCCCTGCTCCAGCTCATAGACGGCGGCTTCGATGAGAGCGTCAAGCTCGGCCTCATCTACGGTAATGCCGCGCTCTTTCAGCCAGGCGATAACATACGCTTTCTTCTCTTCTCCGCGCCCGCTCCCGGTGAAGAGTTGCTCCGCAGCGGAGACGGCAATTTTCACCCAGGCATTGATTTCTTTCTGCTGCTCGGTGGTGGTCTTGCTCTTGATGTAGGGGATGAGTACGCAGGTGATGATGACGCCGATCAGAGCGGCCACAGCTTCGATGATAGGGGTAATGTCAAACATAAAAAATCCTCCTTGTTTTTATCCGAGGGTGGGTCCGCTGGTGTCGGACCCGCCCTCTGTGTTGTTAGTCTGGAATGGGTTTCCGTCAGCGTCCAGCCCGTGGCGGTTTCGGCTGACTTTTTCGGTGGTGGATGCCGCCGCATAGCTCACCAGATAGCCGATGCAGGCGGTAAAGATGGTGGTGGTAACATCGCTCGCGGTCTGCTTGTCCAGGTAGGCGAGGACGTAGGAAGCTACGGCGGTGGCCGTGGCAATAAGGACGGCCCACGCAGCGAGCTTCTTTTTGAACTCCCACGGGCGGCGCGTCTTGGCGCGTTTCCCCTCATACTTACCAGCCATAGCGTCCCCCTCAGTCCATCAAGGAGGAAACGCCTTGCCGGGTGAGGAAGTCCTTTTGCTTGTGTTTGATGTCGGCGGCGTAGTCCAGGGCGTCGTGCATATCCCCGTTGCAGTGGGCGTCAGGGATGCGCTGGACGGCCCTTGCAGTCGCTTCCCCCAGGGCAATAGCGGCATTGGTCCCCTGGACAATCAGGACGAAGAGGTCCTTTTGGCCCTGTTCCTGGGCCGCCTGTTCCTTTTCCCGCTTGTCAATGCGGCGCTCCAGCCGCCAGATGATAAGGCCCATGATCGCGCTCGGAATACCCATAGCCGCGACAAAGGCAAGCACCATCTGGCCCAGGCTGACGTTTACTTCCATTGGTCTCACCCCTTTACTCCGTCACGACCTTGTAGTAGTCGTCCAGGAGCGCCGGGGGCGCCCAACCATCCTGCTTGGTGAAGACGCGCAGGACCTCATACTCCGTGCCGTCGTGGGTGAAATGGTCGCCTACCTGGAACGTGTGATTGGCCTCCAGTTCATCCCAATCCGGGACATCCCCCGGCTCCGGTCCCGGTTCGGGTTCCGGCTCTACCTCTTCGTAGAGCTTGTACTCAGAGGGGACCAGGTGGGGGTAGTGCGGCTCATAGAGCGTGACGCCCGCCTCCTTGATGGGGGTGTAGAGCTGCTGGTCCACGGGGTCCCGACGTACCGCGCCATAGGGGACGTGCTCGCCCCAAATGAACTCCAGGTACTCTCCAGGTTCCTCCGGCTCGCTGCGGAGCGGACGGAACAACGTCCGTCCGCCCTCGCTACCAGGCGCCCAATTCGCCTGCGCCTGGTGCTGCGTGGTGCAGATGTAAAGTTCGCTGTCCGGCCCCACGATAGGTTCATCCTTGAAAATGGTCCCCATGGTGGCACTCCAGATACGGGCCCCATCTGCCGCCGCGATGGATTTTAGATCGGCGTCGGTGTAGTCTCCGCTCTCGACCTGTCCGGCGCGGATGAGGTTCGCCCGCGCCCGGTTCACATGAAGCTCCGGGAGGCCGGGGCCGTCCATCTCCAACAGAGCGTCATGGGTGGCAAGGATGGCCGCCCACAGCTCATAGGTGTCCACGCTCTTTTCCTGCTTCTGGTAGGCGCGGGCTTCTTCAAGACTTCTCATAGTCATTCCCCCTTAAATGTAGCTTGCGGACAGAGAGTAGCAGGCGATGCTTTCATACCCTCCGGCCTTGGTGATCTGGACGCGGACGCCCACGGCAAAGCTATCCGCAGTCTTCGCGGAATTGCTGAAAATGTGCTTGAGGCCGAGCTGGGCAGTCTCCCAGGTCGGCTCTTCGTCGTTGTAGTTGTTGCAGACCTGGATTGTCACGCCGTCCTCATGGGCGTTGTACCGCATGGAGACAAGGATTTTCTGCGCGGCGGCGCTGGTGTCATCCACTTTCCAGTCAAAGTCGATGATGGAGACGGACCGGGTAAAGGTGATGGTACGGGTGACGCTGTTCCCGGCGCTGTCCGAGACCTTGATAGTCATGGTGTGCGGTCCGGTGAGGGCGGCGAACTGCGCCGCCGTGAGCGCAAAGGTGTACTGATGGTTCCGCTCTGCCGGGGTGATAGTTTTAAGGGCCACACCGTCCAGGCTCTCTACGATGGTGAGCGTGTCTCCGGCGTCCCCGTCGTTGACCGTGTACTGGAACGAGGGCGGCGTAGTCACCACGCCGAGCTGCTGATCGCTGCCGCTCACCGTCGGGTCTACGTTGTGGGTGACGGTCCGGGTAGGGCTGGTGGTGTATGCGCTATACGCGGCCTTGCTGTCCTTGGCGCGGACCCGGTAGGCTACCGTGTTCATCGCCGTGGTGATCGTGTCGCTGAACTGCGTCGCGGCTCCGTCATAGATTTTGGACCATGCGCCGCTGTTGTACTGCCGCTCAAGCTCGTAGCTTACGGCGTCGTTGTCCGGGTCCACCGACGCCGCCCAGGAGACGGTGAGACCTTTACCGCTCCGCACGTCCTCTGGCACGGTGATGGACGGGGGCGTGGTGGGGGCATTATTCCAGATGATGGTGTAGTACCCCTCGCTGTCCGGTGCATCAGATACCAAGATGTCAGATGACAGATTCAAAGCCGGGCGCACACCCCCGCTGCCGTTGCACGCGATGAAGTTGCTGAGGCCCCCGTCCGAGTACACGCAGCGCACGTCGTTCGCGTTCGACGAAGACGGGGAGCGGAGCCACCACCACCA